GGAATTTTAACCCAATCCATTCTGTAATTTTTATATCTAACCTGGATATCTCTACCCATATTCCACGCTCTATCTAAAATTTCTTTAGTCATAATATCACCTTTTTAAAAAAACCATCTATAAATTGCAAAAGAATCGATAACAAGATAAGCAATATTCATCCACATCAAAGGATATTCGTGTATTCTATATGCGTAAATAAACCACAATATAGAAGATATCCCAAATAATACGAATGAATATGGGGAAATACTTATATTCATTGACAGTAATATTGCAGCAATAATACCTAGTATAGTTCCCCAATCATCAATTCCAAATTTTGAAATAAATATTTTCACCTTACTAATGCTCATTAGTCCTGTGTTAACGCTTCCCACGAAATAGGAAACAACGCCCCAAGTATTTTATCCCATTCCGATGCAAGTTCCTGTATCTCGAGTTGAGCTGTAGAACTTTTTCTAAGATTATATGCTCTTGCCCAAGCATATAAAGATCCTGTTACATAATATTCAGTCATCATAGACTGCGGTAGAACCATTCTGGCTTGTTCTGGGCAAACACCAGACTCAATCATCTCCGTATATAATTTATTAGATTTAATGACATGAGCCATATATGCTTCATCAAGTGAAGATGACTCATCAAGTAACGGTTCTTTAAAATTGGTTACAAAATCTGTGGAAGAAGAACCCTGCTTAACACTCTCTGGTCGGGATCTCCAATTCTCTGGTACATGAAAATCTGGTGGATCCGAAACGTATCTCCTTGATACTTCATTATACGAAAATCCCACAACGTGCTTAAATCTTTGTCGTGCAACGAAGATCGGCACCTTCTCGCGAAGAGTTACCATCGCATGGGTGAATGGGGTAAAGTGATTATGCTTAGCGAGGAAGTTAATTAACTTCTTATCAGGATCATTTAGATTAGGAATAAATGCATATAATGTACATTCACCATTCTCATCTGTGTGATCCACACATTCGTCAACACCAACACCATCCGATGTTTTATTAAATGATACCCGAGCAGCATTAACCACCGAAATATCATCACCCATATTATCTATAAATTCAACTTTCATTAGTATCCCTCGCTTCATTATATAATGCAATGTAATAATTATAAATTATTTTCGTCTCAAACATTTTAATACACTTATCCCTCCATTGAATTAACGTCCCCTGTGGAAGAGTCGAATTTATCTTGTCCGTACCAGTATATACTGATAGAGGCATATAGATTGGAGCTCTTTTATCAAAAAAACCAAATTTACCATTTCCATCTTGGAGGATTTTATTTTGTACCAATCCTGCTTCAATTATTTCAATTTTCCAATGATCAGACTGTGCAAAAATACTCATGTATTTGTACCATAGAAAATAAAACAAAAAAGCAACCCCCAATAAATAATACCATAAATTATAAGTATTATTGAGGATAGTTTGTTAGACATTACTCGGAATAACCCTTCAATTCAGTTTCAGGATCAAACTTTTTTGTACCGCCTTGATCGAGAAAGAACGATTCATACGCATCAACCGGTTTTACAGCTTTGGGATAAGGAATACATATCACCTCTGCCTTGGCATCATATTCTCCGGGGATTCATACGCATCAACCGGTTTTACAGCTTTGGGATAAGGAATACATATCACCTCTGCCTTGGCATCATATTCTCCGGGGGTTGTTTGCATACAAAATTGTAATATCTTTGTTCTAGTATTATATACCCAACCATGCGAAGATCCAGGATCTTTAGTAGCTACTTGATCTTCTTTAACCACATCATCAGCTGTAATAATACCACCATAAACTATTAGGCAGACTGCTACAACGATCATCATTTCTAAACTATATTCTTTCATTTCAATTCCTCATCTCATCTTTCAAATTTTTATATGCGATATATCCCCAAAATAAATAAAATACATCATCGTCCATCCAAATTTCTTTTTTCATAATGTAAAACTCTCCCCACACCCACACGAATTCTTATCTGGTATTGTCACTTTAAATGCAGGATTAAAAGGTCCACCGGTATAATCAATCGTAGACTCAGTGCCCATAATATCAAAAGTAAATTTATCTATAACAAACATATTTGGGCAATTATGACAATCTTCTTCCTGTTCCATTGCAGCTGCACAATATGAACCATCTTCACACGACCTCCACATTACAACATCTTTCTCAGGATCTAACTTATCTATAATATCCCATTTACCCATTAATCCAGAACATCCCCCGGAATTCAAGGAATATCTAATGATACCCTCTATTTCAGAGAATTGTTTTTTTGCTGCATCAGTTATAATCATTGATAACTTCCGTTATCTTTTCCATTTCTGGTTCAGTGAATACTTTATTTCCTACGCTCTGAGGCAATATTATTAATAAAATTACTACAGTTAAAAACATTACTAATATTGCTAATCTTAATACATATTTCATTGATTATTCCTCTGGTTTCTTTGGCCATATTAGATTTTCGGCACATTGTCCTGTTGCTAGTTCTTCTTGATAAATTTCTTCTGGAAAGTCACGAACTTCTTGTCTATACTTATCCCACGCTTCAAGCTCAAGCACCGAGAGATTAACATTCGGTTCTTGAGTCCATTCAGACTCCATTAATAAAGCAGTGACTTTACCTTTAATGTCTTCGCTTATATAAAAATCACTCATCTTGTAATACCTCTAATTATAATGTACTTTTAAGTATTTGTAAAATATTTTGCTAAATGAGATTTTCTAACTTTAACCATAATCCATCTATTGTAGTATTTATCCGATTCCAAAACTTTTCTATCAAATTGATATTTTGCTTCGAAATAAGAACATTCAGATTTGGTTTTACAGAGTTTAAGAATGACCCTTTCAAAATTATCTCTGCCTTCAGAGAGAATATCCTCCAACAATAATTCAGAACTACCGTAATAATCTTTCCAATTTGATTCGACTATTTTTTTCTTTCTCTTAAGATTCTTTTGATAAGTTTTTCTAGACCAAAAAGATTTCTTACCAATATATTTTTTACCATTATTTAGATTAGTTATTTCATAAACAAATCCGTGTATTTTTTTAGGATCTGGCTCGATGAGATCATATTCTTTTCCTCTGTATATCCATGTCATATATATTATTCATAGTCTGAAATAAATATATATAATAATCAATAAACCTCATTCCAAGACCCTTTGAGCCCGCCCACTTCATATTCTGTTACACGATTTTCAAAGAAATTTGTATGATCTGGTGCATTAAGAATCCAATCAAGCCACGGAAGTGGGTTATCCTTTACCTTGAAGTTGGGTTTTAGTCCAAGTTGAAGAAGTCTTCGATCTGCAATGTACCTAATATATTTTTTAACTTCTTTTTTTGAAAGATTATCAATTTCCGAGTTATCACCATATGCAAGATCAATGAACTTATCCTCAAGTTCCACAGTTTTTCGAAGCATCGAATATATTTCTTTTTTAAATTCGTCTGTTACAACTCTCGGATGTTCTGCACAGAATTCCCGAAATAACTGAGACATACCATCTACATGCATAGATTCGTCACGAATAGACCATTCCACAACCTTACACATTCCTTTCATTTTACCAGATCGTTGAAAATTTAAGAGCATTACAAATGATGCAAATAAAGAAATACCTTCGGCGAATACAGATTTGGCTACAGCTGTAGCTAAATTAGAATAATTAGAAGTATCATTATCTCTCATAAATTTTACTTTATTTGACATTTCTTTATATTCTAAGAATGCATGAAATTCTGACTCAGGAAGTCCAAGAGTGTCATTTAGCAATGCATACGCCCTTTGATGCACACCTTCCCTACAAGCAATTGATCCAAGCATATTCCGAATTTCATTGTTCTTTAATTTGGGTATAAAGAAATCATAATAATTCTGACCTACCGCAACATCTGATTGCGTGAATAACCTAAGCACCTGCATAACAAATTCTTTTTCTGACGGACTTAGTACATTTTTTTTCCAATCAGACACATCATCAGATAAATCAATTTCGTCCTCAATCCAATGAGCTTGTTCGTGTTTCTTTGTTAATTCAACCGCCCAAGGATACCTAAATGGTTTATAAGTTTCAGAGGGGGTGGTCATCGTAACTTTTTTTTCAAAGAGAAATAGTTCTTTAGACTTCATTAATGTATCATAATTACCAAGATACTTACCATCTATGACAATTTGTGGTACAGTTCTTTGGCCAAGTTTCAACCAATTGTCAAAATATTCATCCCTCTCCGTTATATCATATACAGAATATCTTACATTGTGTTTATCAAACCAATTTTTCACGCTCACGCAAAAAGAACAATCTGGTTTTGAATATAATTCAATCTTCATTAAAATCCTTATTTAATTTATTAAAGTGGTGTCACCATATATAATAGAATTGTGTATTTCTTCCCAATAATATACTCTATTCCCGGCGTATTCCGTATTATGCGAATGTGACATTAATATTGGGGTAAGACCAAGCTCCTCCCCGACATCTAAATTTTCTCCCTTATCTTCTATCCAATAGAAGTTTTCTCCTGGATATTTTGTAGTAATATCCTTCAAGGCATCACCTTTATCAGCACCAGTATCAAGTATGGTGTAATCAATGAACACCTTTCCAAAAAGATTTTCAAGGTTTGAAATTCTTAATTTCTGTGCATATGGATCTAGGCTCTGTGAGGTTACAGCATGAAACATATAACCTCTCTCATAGAGTTTTCGTACATATTTAACAGAATCTCTCAGAGGATTAAGGTATCCAATTCTAGCAGAATTGTTAAATTCTTGAGAAAGTGATCTACCCTCTTTTACTGTTATATCGAATTTTTCCCCAACCTTATAGGCATCGGGATTTACGAGTTCAAGGCTCGGGTATCGGAATTTTATAAAATCATAAAACCCCCATTCCCAATCAAGTAGAACCCCATCAACATCAACTAATATTAAATTTTCTTTTCTCATAATTTTTTAATGTAGTGTATGCTCTTCAGCAATCATTATTCTATCTTCGAAATCGTTCATCATATATTTTGGTTTAGGAACAATAATTTCCTCACCAACTCTAGAATAATCTCTATCCTCTGACCACGAATCCTCAAGAACATCAATAACATACGAATTTACTCGAACTTCTGTAATCACACCTATAACGTAGAGTTCTTCTCTAGTAGCCATAGGTTCAAAATCATACGCTTTAATGATAGTTTCAACGGTTAATTCATTCACATCCATAATACACCTCTTTATCAATTTATATGTATATTATACAACATTATTTCACGAAAGTAAACTTTTTTTTCATTTATTTTCTAAAGCCAATCGTGCATATAGTGTTATTCTCTTAACGAACTTATCCACAGATATAACTTCATAACACAATTTTTTGTCATTTGTTATTCTAGCTTCTTCCATTTTTGTCAATGGATCCTCAGGATCTTTAGATAAAAAGGTTTTTGAAATGATTCTATTTCTCAAGGATAATGGATATGACATTAATTCATTATTCTCCGAAAGATCAAATTCACATGCCCTTCTTACAATATCATGACCTAGATCATCGGACGGTGGAGTGTATCTTCTTCCCAGAGGGAAAATGATTTCTCGTAGAATTCCTCTTAAGAATGGAGTGGGATAATTATTTAAAATCTCTTCAAATGAGGTTTGAATTTTGAATAAAGAATTTTGAAGATTCCATTCGACTATAGAGGATACTGCCTTACTTTCTTCTTCACCTTCAAATCGTTTTAGAACGGCAGACATGATATACATTTCAGAGAGTATATCTGCAAATCTACCAGATATTTTTTGTTTCTTTTTAAGAGCACCACCAAGAATCATGAGGGTGATATCAGAAAGAAGTGCAAAGTTTCTAGATTCTTGTCCAAGCCTACCATAATATTTCTTGAGAAGTTTTTTATGCGTGGTGCCAGAAGTCTTTGGTAGAGTTACAAACATTCTGTTTAGAAGATTGTTACCAAATGCTTTGAAAATATTAGATAACGTGTATCTAATATGACCGAATAATGCAGCTCTAAATTCTTTTTCATTTCCGGTGGTTGCCGACTCAATCTCACGACCAAGGAAAGGGTGACATCGCAGAGCGCCCTGAGAGAAAACGATGAGAGAACGTGTAAGAATATTAGCACCCTCTACCGTAATAGCTATTGGTTGTCCTATATACATATTCAGAAGGAAATTAGAAGGACCGTCACTTATAGCCTTACCCCCTAAAATATCCATACCATCATTTATACCGCTTCGCATTTTTTCGGTTGACTGATACTTTAGAAGTGCTGATATCACAGATGGTCTTTGACCAGAATCAATCCCCGCATATGTTAAGTCACAAGCAGCTTCGAGAGCATAAGCATCAGAGAGAATCCGAATCATTGGTTCCTCGATACCCTCCATTTTGCCAAGAGAAACATTAAATTGTTTTCTAATACGAGTATAAGCGGTGGTGACACGAGCAGTATGTTTTAAGCCTGCCATTGACAGACTTGGTAGACTTATAGCACGACCTGCAGCAAGACATTGCATCAGCATCATCCAACCCTTACCAATACCATTATGTTCGCCAATGATATGATCTATTGGAATGAACACATCTTCTCCATAATTCGGACCGTTCATGAATGCTTGGCGAGCAGGTGAATGCCTTGCTCCAATTTCAACCCCATATGTATCTCTGGGTATTAAAGCTAGGGTAATCCCTCTATCATGAGTAGGATCCCATTTTCCTTTATTTAAGGTTTGGTCATGGGATTTTCCATAACTTCTAAGAAGATTATGCGGATCGCGAAGTCGAAATGCTAAACCAATAAGAGTAGCTACTGGGCCAAGAGTTATATATCTTTTATCCCAATTTAATCTAACCCCTAGGGTTTCTTGACCCTTCCATCTCCCCATTTCAACTACACCATCATCTGGAAGAGAACCGGCATCAGAACCAGCGGTTGGACCAGTAAGAGCAAATGCTGGGATTTCCTTACCTACTGCTAAATCAGGAAGCCATTTCTTTTGCTGTTTCTCGGTACCAAATTCATGAAGCAATTCTCCAGGTCCAAGTGAGTTAGGCACCATAGCTGTAATCGCAAGAGATAAGGATCTCGATGCTAGGATTGATATAACTTCGCTCTGAGCATATGCGGAAAATTCCAGACCACCATGTTCTTTCTTTATATTTAAACCAAAGAATTTATTATCTTTGAGATAATCCCAAACTTCTCTTGGAAGATCCATTGCCTGATTAATTTCATAATCATTTGTCATTTCACAGAGTTCTTGAACAGGACCATCGATGAACTTTTGTTCTTCATCACTGAGTTTAGGAATCTCTGTATCTCTTAGCATATCCCAATTCGGGGTTCCAGAGAATAATTCAGATTCCCACCAAACAGTTCCAGCTTCAAGAGCTTCTCTTTCGGTTGAAGACATTTTCGGAAGTATTTTCCGAAATAATTTATGTAGTTTCATATTCCTCCTAACGTGCTTAATGAAGTTTTTTACGATCTCGGGTTGCTAAAGCATCAGACCAAGACATCGCTATATTTCTAATTAATTCTGGATAAACTTCCTCATCATATTTAAGACACATTCCCATTCCGAGATATGCTTTTCTGAGAAGATCTTTATCTCTGTGTTCTGGGAGATTATCCCAATTTTCGTAAAGCCTGAATACCATTTCATCAAATTCAGCCTGACTCATAATATTAGGATGATCTTTACGATGTGTCGCTAGAAACGAATATATTATATAATTTCCTATATCTTTATTTAATATATATTCTTCCGAATCCATTTTTTCTATAAATTCTTGTACTCTGGTTTTCTTCATATTATGACCAAGAATGACCCTTTTCTATAATAGTCTCCATACCGTCATAATCATAGATATAATAATCTGTGCCATCCGGTATTTCTACAACCTTTAACTGAGAGCAAAACCCCCACGATTTAGTTCCAAGTTTTTCTACGACCTCAACCAAAACCGGATCATGTCTTTCTATTTTCCAAGAGCTCCAGAGTTCATCCTCTGTTACCCTAGGTTTTTTCATTGAAAGATAATCATCGCGACTTTTCATACCTATATGTTTTATTGCTTCTTGTGATAAATCAAAACCTCCATAACTAGAATTAATAACTATTTTCATAACTTTATTCCTCAATGATGATT